GACATAGTAACGATGCTATAGTTATAGCTTGTAAAGAAATTAAACCTAGTATAAACAGTTTAGAATGGGTAATAAAACCTAGAAGAACTAAAGTATGGAATAATAATCCTACTAAAACTTGTACTGAAAAGAATGATTTTAAACACTATGATTTAGTTAAAGCTAAACATAGAACTAGAGGAGCTGTGGTAGGATCTATTAGAAGTTTGAAAGCTAAACAGATAGCTTTAAGGACTAAATTTAATGATAATTTTTTAGTTAGTTATAATAAAACTATATTATTACAAAAATTTAATGGTTTAATTTATTATTGGTAAAGGAGATTATGATATGTCATATTATGTTGCACCTGGAGTAAAAATTAGGGAGATAGATTTAAGTGAGTACTCCCCTACGCTCAGTACTAGTGTTTGTTGTATGGTAGGAACCGCTACTAAAGGACCTATAAATACAGCTACTTTTATACCTAGTGCTGATCAGTTTATACAAACATTCGGACAGCCTACATCTACTTCATTTTTGGGCTATGCGGCTTTGGAGTATTTAAAACGCGGAAGTGCTTTATGGATAATTAGGGTATGTGGTGGAAGTGCGGATGGTGGTAGTTATACTACAGCTGCTAAATCCACTATTGCTGTTACTGGTGGTGAGTCTTATGGTACTGTTTTGGGTAGTAATGAACAGTATTTTACTATTACGGCTGCTACTGCAGGTACTCATACGGGAACGGAGACTGAGAATTTTTTAATAGAGCTTGATACTAATGATGATTTTAGCTTTACGATAGACGGCGGTGTTGCTCAAACAGGATCAATAACTGCCGGAACTTATACAGCTTCTACTTTATCAGCTGCTTTAAATTTAGCTACAACAGGTCTTACTTTTGTAGACAGCGGTGCTGGAAAAATAAAAGTTACTTTAAATACTACTGGTGCTTCTCATTACTTTACAGTGGATAATATAGCTGATGAAATGTGGGCTACTATAGGTTTTACTGAAGCTACGTATACAGGAACTGATGGTACTGATGAGTTATCAGTTACTTTAGTCGGAACTGGAGCAGGTACTCAAACATTTACTTTAACTGCTGGAGCAAGAAGTGCCGCTCAAATAGCTGCAACTATTGTTCTTACAGCTACTAATTTTGTTGCTTCTGCTGATAGTTTAGGTAGAGTAAAATTAGTTTGTAGTAATGCCGGTCCTACTAACAGTATTACAGTTGATGCTGCTAGTACTGCTGATACTCCTTTAGGTTTTGATAATGACACCCATGCTGGTTATAGCGGAGGAGCCACTACTCTTACACTTTATGCTAATAGTGAAGGTACTTGGGCTAATAGTTATTATGCTATTATTAGTGATGGAACTACATCTGGATTTGCTTTGAATCTTTATAATTCTGATGATATAAGAGTTGAAACATTTGATAATTTATCTAAAGATAGTTCGAATTCTAATTTTCACACCACTATTTTAGCTAATAATTCTGAGTATATAACTTCTGTTGATGTTGCAGCTGTTGCGTCTTTACCGACTAACGGTACTTTCACTCTGGTTGCTGGAAACGATGGTATAGCTGATGTTACATCATCTGATTATATAGGACAAAATTTAGGATTGTCTAAAACAGGTTTAGAGATTCTTTCCAATCCTGCTGATATAGCAGCTGATATTATTGCTGTTCCTGGAATTACAGCTGAAAGTGTTCAGCTTAAAATGATTTCTATATGTGAAGTAGATAGGCAAGATTGTTTTGCTGTTTTAGATACTCCTTACGGTATTACTATGCAAAACGCTGTTGCTTTTATGAATGGAAGTTATGAACATAGCGCTTCTTTGAATAGCTCTTATGCTGCTTTATACTGGCCTTGGATAAAAGTTTATGATCAATACAGTTCAGAAACTCTTGAGAGTAATAAAATTATTTGGTTGCCTCCTTCTGGTTTTGTTTGTGCTCAGATAGCTTATACTGATTATATAGCAGACCCTTGGTTCCCTCCTGCTGGATCTGAAAGAGGAAGAATTATAACTGCTTCAGAGATTGAATATAATTGTGAGGAGGGCGATATTGAATACATGTATGGCTATCCAAACAATTTGAATCCTATTGTAGAAAGAGATAGTATTATTCAGATATATGGTCAAAAAACCTTACAAAGAGCAGCTACATCTAAAGATAGGATAGCTACTAGAAGAATGCTTTTATATGGTAAAAAAGTCGTTAGAAACGCTGTTTCTTTAATCTTATGGGAACCTAATGATGAGATTACTTGGAGAAGGTTTTCTAGATTAGTTACTCCTATTTTCGAAACTATTAAAGATAGACGTGGTTTATACGCATATAGGGTTGTTTGTGATGAATCTACTAATACTACTGATTTGATTGCTCAAAATATTATGGCTGGAAAAATTCTTATGCAACATATGAAATATTCTGAAATTATTCAAGTAAAGTTTGTATCTACTCCTACTGGGGTTAATTTTACTGAATTAGATGCTTAATTTTTTAGGATAGGAGAAAAATATGTTTTCTAAAATAGATAAACTTGAAATAAAAGGGAAATTTTCAGAGGCTGAGATTTTGAGAAAAGAGAAAATATCTGCTGGTAGGAAGAGAAAAGTTAAAAGTGAAATTAATGGAGAAACTATAGCTTCTTCTATTGTTAATAAGATGAAAGAAGATATTGAAGCTCTGTTAGCTGAAAATGATTTATCAACAGCTATATTTTATATTAACAAGAATATTGAACCTACAATTAAGTCTTTACAAGATCAATTAAGCTCCTCTATTCAAGAGGTTTTAGACTCTAACACTGAACCAGTTAAGTAATTAAAGGAGCTTTTTATGAATAACACTAGTAAAGAACAAAGAGTGATTATAGACGACCTAGAAGATAAAGGTCTGTATACTTTAGCTGAAAATGCTAGATTAGTTTTTGCTGATAAAGAGGAAAGAAGAAAGAGTAAAATTTCAGCTATTAATGTGGCAGCGAATATACGAGATAAGTTAGAAAGTATGGGTAAAAAACTTTTAGAACTGAAAGCTGGCTCTGGAGTTAGTTCTGTATTTAATTTACTGGAAAGTGAGTTCGATAGACTAGAAGAGAAAATGACTAAAATTCTTACTGACTATTTAGAATATAAATCTAATACGGAAAACGTTCCTGATGAGGAACAGAGTACAGAAGAAACTGTGGAAGAAAAACCCAATGAGGTTAAAGTAGAGAAGAAAGTGGAAAAAGTAGAAAAACCACAAGAATTTAAAGAACCTAAAATTTTGGATGAAACAAATATTAAAAATGTGGAGGTATAGAAATGGCTGTTAGATTAAGTGCGGGTCATATTAGTGCGGGATCTCGTAGAACAGACAATACGCTTCAAGGGAATTATGAAGCTCAGAGACAAAATAACTGGTATTTTGAAGTAGCTCCTCCCTCTTCTGGATCTAATGATACTAAGAGGGTAATTGAGTTAGCTTTAGACATCGGTTTTTTGCCTAATGAATCTAGTGAAGAAATTGAGATTCATTTTGTTAATGAAAGAGTTTATGTAGCAGGAAAACCTTTATTTGAAGCTGGTGCTTTGACACTTAAAGATTATGTCGATCAACCTGTTATGAAGGCTATTTCCGATTGGAGAAAATTAGTATATAATCCTGAAACAGGAGCTATAGGTCTTGCAAAAAATTATAAAGTAGACTCTACTATTGTTTTATTTGCTCCAGATGGAACTTATAGAAGAGAGTGGGATTTACGTGGGTGTTGGCCTCAAGCTGTTAATTATGGAGCTACTTTAGATATGAGTACAGCAGAGCTAAATAAAATTGAAGTAACTATTCGTTATGATAAAGCTCTTCCTACACTATTGAACGGTTCTGCTAGTCGCAGTGCTTAATAAGTTTTAATATAAGGAGTTAATTTATGGCGTGGGCTATAGGAAACGATTTAAATAAAGAAAGAGTGGGGTTAGCTGGATGTGGGACACAAGATGCAAGCCTTAGTTTTGGAGGGTTGCCTAGTCCTCATTCTACAGAAAGTTTTAACGGTACTAGTTGGACAGACGTAACAGATACTAATATAGCTAATGCTTATCATGCTGGATGTGGAACTCAAAGTGCTGCTTTATCTTTCGGATCATACAATAGTGATGCTCCGATAGATTTTTCTACTACAGAAGAGTATAGTTCAAACGTGTGGACAACTACTAATAGATTAAATGTTTCAAGAAAGCATTTAGGGGGGTGTGGAACTCAAAGTGCAGCTTTAAATTTTGCCGGTACTCATCCTCGTTTTATTTTATCTACAGCTACTTGCAATTCAGGTATTTATAACGCTGGTATAGATCTTTATTTTAATACTACTGAAGAATACGACGGATCATGTTGGACAACTG